AGAAAAGATATATGGCAAGGCTTTAAAGAAGCTCAATAAACTATGAACATATTCACCACAAAATTCCCAGACCCACCTCAACACGACCCAGTCGACTTAATGAAACAAGCCGACCATCTACTCAACAAGACCGAGCGCAAGCAAGGCTGGCCATACTATGATCTAAAGCACGCAATTCAATTCGCACAGATGGTCGTGAAGTTGAGTAAGATCCCCAGCAAAAAAGCTACGATCAACACACTCACGCTAAGACAGCAGCCTCAGACCGTGCGTGCTCGCCTGTCACAGGGCAAAGCATTCCTCGTAGACAAGGGCGCAGGGATTCTTCGCGGCCAAATCCACGAAGACGATATCCCTCTCGTGTCTGAGCTATCAGAGAAAGTCCAGATCTCAGTGCGCAAAGTCAACCTCATCATCGAACTCGTCGAACCCATTGACAATATCCTCGACGCAATGACTCCGCTGATGGGCGGCAGCGACGAAGATCCCTTTACATTCAACGAAGAGATCTTCCGCGATCAGATCGCAGAGTTCATGAACAGCGGAGAGATCGGATCGCAGGCAAGCTGGCAAAACTACACCGCAAGCGCAGAGAAATATGCCAGACAGCTTGCGCTACAAGACAACACTATCCTGATCGAGACAACGCCCACCGAACTTATCGTGATGAAGATGAGTGAGGAGATGTTGAAAGGTCTGGAGTAAACCACCAAACAACACAGTGCAAATCTTCCTACCCTATGCAGACATCGAACAGTCTGCCCGCGTGCTAGACACACAGCGGCTTATGAAACAAAGGGTCGAGAGCTATCAGATTCTCAACACCCTACAAGGCAAGTCAACTGGCTGGCGCAGTCATCCCGCCGTGCGCATGGTCAAAGACTATCAAGCGTGGTTGTGTTTGTATTCAATTAAAATTTGTCAAGAAGCCCGCCGCCGTGGCTACGTTGATAACTTACTTCCTCATTTCGAGAAAGAGATTCTCACATATCCTTACATCATCCAGCCACATTGGCTCGGCTGTTATCTACACAAGACACATCAGAGTAATCTGATCCGCAAGAAAGCAGACTATTACAGACCACACTTTCCAAATGTCCCAGACAATCTACCTTACTTCTGGCCACCGCTATGAAACCACTCATGCTAGCCATAACAATCTTCGCCACAGAAACAACACTCATCGCACTGCATCAAGACTTCGATGCTAAATTAAGGGCGATCAGCCAAATCGAAAGCAACGACAACGACAAAGCCAAAGGCCGCCACGGTGAACTCTCACGCTATCAAATCAAACGCGCCGTCTGGCGACAGCATTTCCCTGACGAGAAAGATATGCGCCATGTTCCAGCCGAAGCGCGGCGCTGTGCTAAGGCGCATCTATGCTGGCTTGAACTCAAGCTCTGCCTCGCCCAAGGCACCAAGCATCCAAACCCGCGAGATGTTTACGCCGCGTGGAATATTGGACTTAAAGCTTACGCCCGCAGAGATTACACTCTTGCTAAACTCCCAAGCACTATCAGACAAAGAGCGGACAGATTTACAAACCTATATGAAGACTATAGAAACTCCCAATGAGATCCCCATCAACGCCACCGTCGTAGAAGAAGAACAAGCCCCGCCAAAGAAGCATTACTTCTACGCCTATCAATACAGCATGAACGGACAGTGGTTCTCAGGTATGCTATATCCCACGCCAGAAGAAGCTCGCAAGGATATAACAGATTCCTTCATCATTCACAAGAAACTTTGTTGTATTGTTCTATGACAAACAACAACAATCAACTAAACGAACTCGACCTCCTTCTCGGCCTACCTAAGCCAGTCGAAGAGATGACAGACAAAGAACTCGAACGCTTTCTCCTTCAGCACTTTCCCCATACACGCCCGACCGGCACCGATCTTTCAAGTCTACTCAACGATCCTCTGCTTAAAGGCATAGACGTTCAAGCCATCATCAATCAGACACAAAACTTTAAGTTTAAGAAATCATGAAACTAACCTATAAAGATCTGCCGAACGAAGGCATTCCCTCTGTCATACCCATCAACGCATCGGGCCTAAAGATCTCAGCTTGTCCGCGCCGTTGGTTCTTCACAGTCTTCCTCGGCCTCAAGCCTAGAGAAGACATCACCGCCTTGACGGTGGGTAAAATTATCCATAAGTTCGCAGAGAACATAGCCTTTGATCGCAGCGGAGAGAAGTGGCAAGATGCCTGTATGGAGGCGTTCAAAGCGGCAAAGGAGAAGAACCTCCCAGTAAAGGATCAAGATCAGATTCGCAAAGCCCTAACCGCTGCGCCTCTTACGTCGCTGCCCATTCCACTAAAGTTCGGCGACAATCGAGGGGCTGAGTTTCACTTCAACATCCCAGTCGTCGACCGGCCGGGCTTCGCATACATGGGCACAGTAGACGTGCTATCTGCAACGCCCGCCGGGATCGTTCAGATCACAGACTATAAGACCACACGCAAGTACGCATTCAAGGACGCAGTCGCGGGCTACGAAGGCGACACGCAGTTTTCTTTCTACTACTATATCTTCAACAAGTTTGCCTATGATATCTTCCGCGACGATATCAACTATGCAAACTCTGCATGGTATCGCCGCATGGTGATCCGCACGTTGATCGTACAGATCTCTCTGCCAGCCCCAGCGTGGAGGCTTGGCCCAGACTGGAGCTTCACTGAAGAACAACTCACAGAGTTCGGGGTTGAAGTAAAAGATAAGATCGACACATTCTCCAACGACATCAACGAAGCCTTGGCCCACGATAAGCTCCCGCCGCCTAGTGGCAAGGCTTGCAATGCCTGCCCGAGCTGTCCCTTCAAGCGTATCTGCTTTGCACAGAACTCCGTGCAGCTTGAACTCTTTTTGTCGGAGTGTTCTATAACTAAGTATGAACCTCTGGCTTGGTAAAAAATAAAACATATGGAAACAATCCCTGTAGAAAAACAAAATCCTAAATGGCCACGAACTCTAATCGCCCTCGTGGGTCCGAGTGGCTGCGGCAAGTCTACATCCTTCCGCAACGTAGATCCCGCGCGCACAGTCATCTTCGATGCCGAGCGAAAAGGTATGCCCTTTCGTGTGCGCGACGACAAGCTAGTCGTTCCGATCGACAGCTATGATAAGCTCACGGTCGAGCTGAACAAGCTGAAGAAAGACACCACGAAAGATCTCGTCGTGATCGACTCTATCACCGCCGCCATCGACCAGCTTCAGGTCAAGTGCGAACAAATCTATAAGGGCTTTGACATCTGGAAGAACTACAACGACGGCATTCAAGCGTTGTGCACTAACCTCAAGTCGCTCGATAAGACTGTCATCATCACAGGGTTAGAGGAAATTGTCCCAATCCAAGGCCTCGACGGCAGCATGACAACTCGCCGCCGTCTCTATGTCCAAGGTAAAGAGTGGGCGAACAAAGGCATCGAGTCAGAGTGCCTTGCTGTGTGGTCTGTCTATGCAAAGAAAGAAAAGGGCAGCGACTCTATCCAATACTTCTTCGCCACGCAGACAGACGGCGTGACCACCGCGAAGACTCCTATCTTCTGGGGCTTGCCTAATCCCATGGAGAATTGCGTAGTCAAGGCATTGAACAAAGTAGCAGTAGAACTTCTGAAGCCCTAAGAAATTGGCCCATCAAAAGCTCCTCCCCATTTGTCGGTGTTAGTATACAAACAAACAAACAAAACTAAAATGAAAAAAGGTACTGAAGTCAAGATCGGATTCATCCCCGCCAACGTGTACAAGGTTCTTGTCCACCGCACCGAGACCCGCCAGAGCGGTAAGGGATTCAAGATGGTTGTCTGTGAGTGCGAGATCGTTGCGCCCGAGACTGCTATCGCCAACGGTACAACCTATAAGACCCTCGGTTCGAAGGGCAATATGTACATCATGCTAGAGAACAAGAACGGCGTGGACTCTGCGCTTGAGCTTCTTGCCGCGCCGCTGCAGGTTGTCGGTCTGTATGACAATCTCCCCGAAGATTACTCCGACGTAGATGTGGCTGAGGTTCTGTCCTCGCTGCAAGGTCACGCCTTCAATATGCTCGTTCAGTCGCAGCCCGAGTATGTCAGCGACGATCCTTCCAACAGCCGCGATCTCAAGTTCGCAAAGCGCGACGAGAACGGCGAAGCTATCATCAAGCGATACAACACACAGTTTGATTTCTCGCAGGTCAAAGGCGTTGCCTCTCTCCTGTCTGCATTTTAAGTCTATCAGATAGAATGGTTACTATCGAGTAGACATGCGCCTCTTAGAGAGACTGCGAGACTTTCTAAGAGGTTTGATTTTGTGGTAAGGAATAGAGCGCAGAGAGAACCTGCGACCTGGGATTTGTGAACTCCCTTCATTGAACACCTTACCACTACGTTAGACATATCCCCAATCGCACCGCTGGCAGACCGGATAAAGTCTGCCTTTTATTTTCTCTTAAATTAACCACCTAATGATAGCCCTCGTACTTCATGGACCTTCGCGATTTGATAAAGAAAACAACGGCATCCTCCTCGGACCCGCCGGAGATTTTGTTCGTGCTGTGTTGGCTCATCATAATCTTGACTTGGATAATCCATCTGCTATTTTTGTAACCTTTGCAGACGACTTCTTCAAGAACTCTAACAAGCCAAGCGGAATCAAGAAGATCATCTTTGCCGGAGCCAAAGCCCTAGACTATCTGCCGCTCGCCAAAGATAAAAGCCTCGATGCTTTTCGCGGCGTAGTCTATACCTCAACAAACAAAACCCAATACATCGTAACCTATTGGCCGCAAGACTGTGTTGACGCATGGGCTATGGAAGATGCGCTCGATGGCGGCGACGACGGTGAAGATGCGCTCGACAAAGACGACGGCAAAAGCACAAGCCCAACGAAGCGCAGTAACTACTCTTTCTGGTTCGCACAAGACATCAAGAAACTCCTATCATATGACCCCCAAAAAGTTCAACCTGAACCCCAAGTCTACAACTGCCAGCGCGCAGCCCAATGCACAAGTGTCTTCGACCACGAAGGTCCGATCTTCTTCGACATCGAGACTCATCCTAAGACCAACACCCTTACGTGTCTCGCCATCGCGTGCGGAGAGAGTCCTGTTTACTCTGTTCCTGTGTACGATTGGGGCGGCAATCTTAATGTCGGTGTGGTTTTCTTTGCACGGTTCATAAGAGAGCTAAAGAAACGCAGGGTCGTCATACACAACGCCCTCTTCGATCTCTGCTTTCTCGCAGCCTTCTACAAAATCCCATTTGGAACTGATATCTATGACACCATGGTCGCAGGCCACAGAATCTTTCCGGAAGCTGAGAAGTCTCTGGCCCATCAGACAACGCTTTTTTCTAACAGACCCTTCCACAAAGATGAAGCAGGGAACTTTGATCCTCGCAATCGAGCACAATTTGAGCAGCTCCGCGCTTACAATGTTAAAGACGTTATTGTCCTCCGAGAGATTTACTATGGTCAGATTGACCTCATCTCAAGGGACCGTGGACTTCAAGACTCTGTCGATCAAGCTAGTCGATCCCTCGCAGACTACGCCTTCATGTCCCTCCACGGAATGCACTTCGATCCCGTCAAGCGACAGTACATTGTAAGGAAGTGTGAAGAACGCTATAAGCAACTCAATCGCGTTCTTAAAATCCTCGTTGGCTTTGACCTCAATCCCGGCAGTCCCGATCAGGTCGTGAAGTATCTACATCAGCAGCTAAGATACAAAGCCGAGAAGACAACAGACAAAGGCGCACCCTCTGTCGCCGGGGATGCGCTCTATAAGATCAAGATCAAACATCCAAAGAACGTAGCCATTGATGTGATCTTCGAGATGCGTCGTATGGTGAAGCTTAAGGGTATGCTAGGATTTCAACAATGGATTTGGGAATATTAATTTAGGAACAAAATGCAAGACATTAAAATAAAAGACGAATCAATCGCAGCCTCCTTCATGCGCGCCGCTGTGTATGATGCATCGAAGTTCGGCCACGTGATCTCAATGCCAAAGCTTAACGGCCTAAGATGTATGTATCTTCCCGGCCAAGGCTTTTATTCACGAGACGGCAAGCGGTGGAATGATTCCGTGCTATCCTATATCGTTCCGCCAAAGACAGACTACATCATCGACGGCGAGTTGTATTGTCACGGCATGAGCCTTCAGGCCATCAATAGCGCAGTGGCCGTCACTCGCATACATCCCGGCCCTAAGGCTCAAAAGATAACCTTCAACGCATTCGACATCGTAGAGCCTAAGTTCAACGCCATGACGCGTATGCTTATGCTAGACAAGATTCTCCGCGACGATTACTTATCGGCTGGAATGTATCTCGTAGATTGGGAAATCTGCAAGTCACGCATTGATCTCGATAAGGCCTATGAAAAGTATCTCGCCCTCAACTATGAAGGCCAGATGCTGAAGAGCGTGTTCGGTTCCTATATGCCACAGGGCGAGAAGGAACGCCCGACGATGAACCTGCAGAAGCGCAAGGCATTCCTCGACGACGAGTTCGAGTGCATTGGGCGCGTCGTCTCGACGGAAGGTAAATGCAAGGGTAAGCTAGGCGCACTTAAGTTCATCACTAACAGAGGCGTAAGCTTTGAGGTGGGCACTGGCTTCACCGACGAAGAGCGTGAGGAATTCATTACCCCAAATTATCACTTCCAAAAGAAAGCGACTATCAAGTATCTCAACCTCACAGACGACGGTCGCCCGTTCAATGCGTCGTTTAT